TGTCCTCGATAGCCATGCGTGAGCCGATCTGACTGACGGTCTCCTCAAGACTGGCAATGGTGGCCGCCTGCTGGCTCACCCACCAAACACCCGCCGCTAACTGCACAGCCATTGCTGCCACGAGGGCCACAGGTAACTTGAGGTTTTCCATTACTTCTTACCACCAAAGAATTTAGTTGCTGATCGTACCGCAAAACTACTGGCTACGATTACACCCAATGTATAGCTGTACCAGTCCGGCATGGTTTCCAACGCAGCAAAACCGTCCGTGACCGCTTGTTTAGCCCACTCGAAGGGCAAGAAGCTCAGTATCAACGGTATAGAAAAAAGAAGCACCAGATACTCGTCTTTCCACGAGTTCTGCGTGCCTTGGGCCATAATCTTTTCCCAGTCCGCCTCAGATGTAGCGGCTGATTTCATAATCGTAGCTTTGGCCTCGGCCTCTACTAACTTGAGGTTTGCAGACGCAGCCTGTGCGCTTGCCTTACCTTTGAGCCAGCCGCCAGCTAGTTCAGCTACCGGACCTATCAGAGCTTGAAGCATTATTCTTACTCTCCATTGCGTTAAAACCAAAATATGCAGCGGCTATGCCGGATGCACCAATCACATACACAGCCGCAATATCCGCCATCAACTTCGCCGCCGTATCCAAGCCCGTCATAGAGGCCACTAGAATGACGAAAGGATAAAGGATCATACCAGACAGCGCGAACCAAGTCATACGTCTCTGCGCGTCTCTCTTGGCGTCTGCGTCTTCCATACGGCGGCGGCGATCCTCCAGCATGATCTCATGCTCAACCGGATCGATCTTGCCATTCCCGTTCAGATCGTACTCATTCGGCATCTTCTATACTCCTCGCATACGCTACCGCGTGGTGCTTGTGGTGGGTTATTATAACAACTTTTCCTGCTTTGTCATATACAACGTAATTCCCTTGTTTATTCTGGAATAACCTCAAAGCAGTACACCGTGGTTTGACTTGTAGTTATTAAGACTTTTGCATCTTCAAGAGCTTCTTCACACTCGTTCTGAGTAGTAAACTGATTGAGTTGATAGTGCTCTATGTTGTTGTTCATAACTTGGAACCAAACTAAAAACCACATCACCACTTCCCCTGATATCTGCCTAAGTAATAAAAACCTGTCACTACGCCAGCGGCAGCGATGATAAATATGACTGAGCCAACGACAAAGTTGATCGCGTTGTCTATCGCCTCTTGCTTTTTGTAAGCCTCTTCTTTGCGGATGCGGCGCATCTCGCCCTCGATAGCGAGGACTTCCTCCCAAGCGGAGGGACCGTAAGTCCATGATATATGGTCTTTTATTTCCTTTCTCATGGATTCCATCTTCTTTTTCTGAGCGAATATTTCGATAGCACTGGCGCTATTATCAGACATCATTTTGTAAAACGGAGGGTTCTTTGTTTTGTCTTCAGCATACTGAAAATCAGAAAACGCGGCACCCCACTTTGCAAGAGTACCGCTCATTTCCTGTATATCCTTACCCGCGCTAATACCCTGCTTCAGAATATTAAATGCGCTAGTGGCTAAACCGACCGCTGTAATGGGATCGATCATAACTCACTTACCCACCAGTAAGCTGATTAAAAATACCAAAGCTACCTATAGGTGAAGATGTATTCGAACCTAAATGGTTGCCGGCCCTCATGTCTTCCAACATCTTGTTCATAAAGTCGCTTTTAGTTTGTTGGTCCGGTACTTGTCCTAGCCGACCTATCGGCTCTATCTGTCCTGGCATCTGTACTGGTCCACCACCGAAACCTCTCATGCCACCACCCATGTCGAAATCAGGGAAGGTTGAGGAGGTGAGGTTTTCTACTTGTTGTACATAAGGCTGAACGACATCCTGTGAATAGTCTTGATTAATAGCAGAAATCAAAGGAGACAAGAATTGACCGATCCCTTGTTGATTGAAATTGTTGCTATTCATAGAGCCTATCTGCCCTTGTCCAAAGCCACCTAAGACATTTTCTAAACCTGGTAACCTCATGATCCTGATCTCCTCTGGCTAGCCTCACGTTGAACATCAATTCTCAAACGGTTTGTGTCATCCCGCCTCTCTGCGATGTCTTCTTGACTCTCGATACGAGCGGAATCAGAAACAGCTTGTTGCTGTAACCGTTGATCCGACATATCAATCTCTGCCGCGTCGTTTAGAGCCTTACGCTGAAGGTCCTGTTGTTTAATAGAAAGCTCCTGCATGCGGATCTGAACTAGAGGGTCGGACATTGGGTCTTGACCCTGTGGCGTTAGACGTTCCATCAGACCTTTCATTAGCTCCATTTCCTGCATCGCGACAAGTTTTTCTATCTCATCGGGGTTCTGCATCTGCTGTTGAACCTCTTGTATCTGTTGTTGTGCAGCAGCAGCATCAATTGCCCCCGACTGAGACATCAACTGTACTTGAGAAATTAAGCCCTGTATTTCGGCAGCAACTGCTTCACGAGCTTTCTTTGACACGTGCTCTAAAATATGTCCCGTAAGAATACCCATGACATGCGGAGAAGTCATAATGATAGGCAACTTCATATACATTAAGTGTATTTCAATGTGTGCGTCGTGATCTTGACCATCAAAAGCCTGCAATAACTCACCTGTTAAAGCCCTAGCGTTTTCAATCATAGGATCTATAGGCTGCGGTTGCGGAGGTGGAGGCAGAATCTCATCTATGTTCTGTACTTCCAACGCCTGATACATACGACGAAACGCAGCATGTAAATTATGAACCTGTGGATTAGACTGAGCTAACTGCAACTGAGTTTGAGCCAAGGTGACGCGTTGAGCCATCGAGAAGATATTCGGGTCACTGACTGGCACAACGTCAATGCGATCGTCAAAGTCTTGCGACATGATCATACGATCACCGCCCTGAACATCATAAGGATACTCTTGCGGAAGATTGTCACGGAAAATTCGAGCTAAAATACGAAACTCGTTCTTCTGAGCGTAGTGCAACCGCTTGTGGATCGCAGACATGACTTTAGTGCCACGCTCTAGGAGCGCCACAGTGGTGCCTACAGGGGCTTGTCCGTTAGAGTCACCAGTCTGCTGGTCAGCAAGTGAAACAAAGCGTCTACCGCCGTCTACAAGGCCTCCTAGAAGCGAAGAGAGCGTCGCAGAGGGCTCCTTGTAAGGCAGCGGTATAATCGCGTCCCTAATGTTGCCCCCCGGAGCATCAATGTCCCGCCACTCACCCGGCTGTAAAGGCTCATCATCGTTACGAACCCTTACGCCTCTGGCTTTGAACCCTGCCGGGAGGTTAGCAAGAGTTCCAGCATCGACTAACTGTCGAAGGATACTCGTTGCTGCACGGCCCAAGCCACCAATCATATGAATTAACCCAAACCCATAGAACCCAAGACCAGGCATGAATTTAAAGTGTACAAAATACTGTTGTTTTTTCGCTATCGGAGCGCCTTCCATCCAGTTACGACGGACAGACAGAACTTCTCCAGAACCCTCATCAATAGTCACGATGTAGGGTAGGCCAATTCCAGTCGGCTCACCTTCAGGGTCGATATCCTCAAAACCCTCAAGATCTAGGTCCACATGCATTTCTAACAACGTAAATACGTCGTCAGAGTAATTGCGTGATGTGCCTTGAATGCTATCTACTTTTTCTCGAACAGGATCGTCGGAATCATCTTGCTCACTAAGCTCTACATCACGGTAAAAGCCAGAAACCTGCAACTTACGCACATGGTTTGCGTCCATCCTAAGAACATGAGTAACACGCGAAGCAGTGTTTAGATCCGAAGCAGAATACGGAACAACTAAGTCTTCAGCAGGAACAAACTTTGACACCGCTCGTTGCATGGCCTCGTCATAGTAAACCTTTTTGAAACAAGAGCCCGATAGCGGTAAATAAAATAGAAGTTGATCCATATCCGGATCGAACTCCTCCATGACTTCCATAATCTGGTAGTTCATGAAATCTTTTACACGAGAAGCCTGATCCTCGCGCTGCGGATCCTGTAGACCCAAAACTTGAGTCTTTACCGGACCGCCAGAAGGCAACAACTCTTTGTAAGCCTGGGCTTGAAACTGAGTAACACTTTCCGCGATTAGCGGGTGCGTGACGCCAGAAGCTCCTTCAAATGGTTGAGTGCGATCCTCATATTTAACACCAAGTTGATCCAAGCCTTTTGTATAAGACTCTTCCCACTCAGAACGAGAGTCCTGATCGTCTTCATAAGACGCTCTAAGCTCTGACGAAATCTCTCCAAGATATGTTTCATCCAAATACTCCGCTAAGTTTGCACCGTGATCTAAAGGCGCCTCGGCTTCCATTTGAGCCTCAAAAGCCGCCATTTCTTCAACAAGCATGCCGTCAGGAGTTTCTGTGACTTGGGCACCATTTTCAAAGGTCATCGGTTGAGGCACATCTACATTTATTTCAGGAAGGCCTTCTTGAGGACCGCCCTGCATATTGCCTGATGTTACAATTGGTGGCATCGCCATTAGTAATACTCCCGTTTAGGACGGTACGTTATTTCGTCATCTTCTAGCTCACTTTGCAAGGAAATAAACCCACCTTGCCTGAACCGCATTAATGCTAAGGTCATGCTATCACAAAAGTCATCGTGATCGCCATTGGGAAATGAAACCACCTCTTCAATGACCTCGTCGGCAAACTTTTTATCGCTCGGCGCCCAAACAACTCCCGCTTCAAACAACGGTGCAACCATATGCATACGAGTGATCTTATCATTTCCTTTGCCCGGTGAGAACCCCAACGCTGGAATGCCGCGAAGACGGAGCTCGTCGATAAGAGGTGTCCCCGTCGCTTTTGCTTCGACCAAAACCATGTCTGGCTCCCAATATTCATGCTCTTCGTACGCAACTTCCTTTAATTCAGGAAAATTCCATCTTCCTCGTCGCGCATCGAGCAAAACTACGTTGTCAGGGCCACCTTCTTCGGGCTCGAAGACCCCCCAAGTAGTAATCGCGGAGTAGTCAGCCGTTTCTTTCTTAGAAAAAGCCGTGTCATACGCTTGAAGAACGTATTTTACGGGTGGAATGTCCTCTTTTTCCCAAGGTTTCCACCATTCACGCTTAATTATAGCAGAATCAGACGCCGTTGGGGTCTGCTGCCACTGAGCATTCCATTTTTGTACCGGCAAAGACGCTTTAATCGACAAAAGTGCGTCTTTTTCCCAAAACTCAGGCCATAGAGGGTTGTCTGACGGTAAAATTGCAGGAAATTCTACAACTTCCCACTGATCAGCCATGATATCACCGCCCTGTGCAGCAATAAGTCGCCCTGTAAGGTCCTTTTTGCCCCACCGAGTCATAACAATTATGATTGCACCACCAGGTTGAAGACGTTGACGGGGGCCAGAGGTGTACCATTCATACGCATGGTCAAAAGCTGTCTCAGAAAGAGCGTCCTGCTCCGAGTGTGGGTCGTCAATTACAAACAAATCCGCACCACGACCCGTAACCGCAGCTCCAACACCAGCCGCAAAGTACTCGCCGCCCTTGTCAGTCTGCCATTTGCCGGCGCCCTTGTTGTCTTCTTTCAAATTTGTGTGGGGAAATATCTCTTTATACTGCGGGTCATCAATTAAATCTCGGACTTTTCGCCCAAAACGAACAGCGAGCTCGGTATTGTGAGTAGCCTGGATGATTTTTAACTTAGGGTTGCGACCCAAAAACCATGCCGGCATCAGAAAACTAGCAAACTCAGACTTAGAGTGACGTGGGGGCATGTTAATAATTAATCGTTTTAGCTTACCCTGAGCCACTTGCTCAAGTTTTTCAGCGATTATCCTATGGTGTCTACCCTCAATAAAGTTCTCGTAAACGTGGTGAGCAAAGGGCATGAAATAATCTTGCGCTTTGTCCCTTAATTCTAGTGTTTTCTTAGCCTCAGTTAAGGCTAAAATCTCTTTTAAGGCTTCTTCAGGTAAGGCTTGTAAATTCATACCAAATCTTCATCATTTAACAGGTACTCTGCAGGAAGTCTTGCGTCTCCAGTGCCTTGAAGCCTAGCAAGCTGGGCTAAAAGTTCAGGGTCGGCGTTAGGTAGGATGTAAGGATTACCATATCGCATGCCACCCTGCGCTGTTTCTGCTAAATAAGTGCTTGGCGTAGCAGAAGCAGGACCCGTTGGAGTTTTTATGACACCTGACTCTGGGAGATACGGTGTATACTGACCAACAGAGCGTGATTGATACCGTGGCGCAACCGTGGGACGAACACCTCCGAATCCAGCTATACCCGAAGTGTAACCAGCAGCGGTCTCACCTACTGGAGCAGGTCCAGAATCTGGGGTGTATGACGAAAGAGGAGTGTAAAACGTGTCCGCCCTCTTAAGAAAAGAAGGAACAGGTTCATTGGCATCAATTACAGAACCAACGGATATGTCCGTAACTGCGTCCGTGGCAGCATCTGTAACAACGTCCGTGGCAGCATCTGTAGCGGCTTCTGTAAACGGGTCGGCTACAGAAACGTTTACAGTACTGCCACTCAAAAGAGTGGTAGGATCAGTGTTAGTTTCCGCAGCAATTTCGTTTACCAAACCGGCAGTGCTTGTAATATCCGCAGTGTTACTCGCGTTTACATTTACAGAAACACCCGTGTTTGGATCTGTAACAACTGAATTTTCTCCACCAGAAACAATCTGAGACGTATCCCCAACCGTAACCGTAGTGTTACCATTTCCGTCAGTAATCGTTACCACCTCTACGGCTTCACCCTGACGATTTGTTACAGTTTCCACAGAAGTGCCGCCTAAGACCAATTGTTTTTTCTTGC